GCGTAAACTATAATCCATAGTAACGATATTAAGACTATTGCGATTATGATGCCAATCGCCCAAAAAGAATCCAGTATCACATCCGTTCTCCTTTGCGGTTTTAATAAACCAATCTACAAAATCCTCACAGTCTTGGTTGTGTACTTGACTATTAGATTTTAGGCCAAAATGTATGTCTGTAAAAAATGCTGCCTTTTTAAATAAACTCATTCCTCTTCTCTTTCGAATCTACGTAAACTTGCGGCGTGCTCTGCGTTACTAGTTCTAGTGTAACTGGGAGCCATATCATTCATCTCTAAGATATCATCTCTAATATTTTGATTACGTTTTTCAATATTGATTATTCTAACAAAACTATTAGTAACAGCAGCAGTAAAATAAGCAAAAGGATTGTTCGACTTAGATTCATTAAATTGTAGACCTACTTGTGTGAGTTGTAATATGGCCTGTGCTCGCATTTCATCATTGTAGGTATAACCACGAACATTGCCACGGGTAGCATAACGTTCACACAATTTAATATACATACGTGCTAGATTATTAGTAATTTGTCCATGATCTTTGCTAAACTTACCACTTTTAACACCGCCTCTCCAGTGGCTTTTTCCAACACATATTAGTTCATCGTTTTCATCGAACTTCCAGTGTTGAAAAGGTGGAAAGTTTACACGATCATGACTATCTGCTTCAGTTTTTTGACTTTTCTTACGTGTTTTGTTTACAGGAATATGTTCATAAGTCATAATTCTAAATACTAAATCAGTTTTGGCCATTTTTTTATAATCAACTTCACATTCAGATAGTTTAACTTTTTCACCCGCTTCTTTTCTTTTGGCAAATAGTTCATCACCTATTCTTTTAGCACGATTACGTTTGGCTTCGGCTATAGTTCTAATATTAATTTTATCCTTATTAGTAAGAATTATATCATATTGATGAAATTCTGGCTTGCTATAACTGCAATATGTATTCTTACTTTTGTGTATTTCTTCTAATAAGTCTTTATTGTTGAGATAATTTACGGACATATGGTTCCATCCTTTGGTTTATTATAAACTACGTACATTTAAAAGTCAAATAAATATTTGCCAAGGAGACCTAAAATGACATTATTGCTACCCGATCTCAATGGAGGAGTAAAACTAGGAGCCTCAGGTCCAAGTATTGACAGCGTACTAGGAGGTGCTAAAGATGCTCTAAGTTCAGGAGTAAGCAATTTCATGAGTAGTATAAGGTCTAAAAATTTGGGCGGAGCCAAATCAACTAGCAAAAACACAGAATCCAAAGCCACTTTTAGTGATGGCGGAAATCCTGCAGATTGGCGTGTACGATTAAGCATACCACCTGGTGAAACTTGGAAAAGTGATTTATTCAAGCCCCTAAGAAATTCTGGCGGATTAGTATTTCCCTACACTCCAACCATAACTATCAATCATCAAGCCAATTACCAAGAACAACCAATAACACATCAAAACTATCAATTTGTAGCATATCAATATAGTAAAGTTAGTGATATTCAAATTATAGGTGATTTTGTAGTAGAAAACGCAGAACAAGCACAATACTGGTTGTCAGCTGTACATTTTTTAAGAAGTGTTACCAAAATGTACACTGGCGAGGATGAAAAAACAGCAGGCAATCCACCTCCTCTCATGGTATTTAACGCTTACGGGGATTATGTGTTTAAAAATATACCTGTTGTAGTAAAAGGATTCAGTGTTACCTTGCCCAAGGAAGTAGACTATATTACAACAAAGATTACTGAATTACCCAGACCAAGAACTGCTGCTGCTGATAGTGGTGGTGGTGCTTTGGATGCATTGGGTAGGACAGCAGGATTCCTATCAGGAGTAGCCAGTGCCATAGGACAAACAAAGGTAGCAGGTGCTATCAATGCTGCTAATGCAGTGACAAATTTAATTAACGGTACTAGTACTAGTAGAGGTTTTGGTGGCAGTGTACAACCAGGTGGTAAGAGTGGAGAAAACGATAGTCACGTTCCAACTCAAAGCAGTTTCACTGTGACCATAATGCCTGTATACAGTAGAACAAGAGTTAGAGAATTCAGTCTAGCCAAATTTGTACAAGGCAATTATGTTAAGGATGGGTACCTATAATGGCAGCAAAATATTCAAGTTCTAGTCCTTGGTATAATACCGCCATAATTAGAGAACAATTAAGTATACTCAGCATTAGACCTGTCAGTGCTGAAGATGATGATTATCTATACACAATAGAAAGTCAATATGCTAATAGACCAGACTTATTGGCACATGACTTATATGGTGATCATAGATTATGGTGGGTATTCACCCAACGTAATTTAGATATTTTGCAGGATCCAATTTTTGATTTTGTTCCAGGAGTACAAATATATCTTCCTAAAGTGAGTAGTTTGAAAAAAGTTTTAGGAGTCTAATATGGGCTTATCAATTAAGAGTCTAGCCAAAGCAGCCGTAGCCACAGCAGCCACAGCAGTAGGTGCCAAGGTTCTTAGTGGTACAAACCCTGCTGCTGGACTACAAACAGCACTAGGCAATGCAGCCAATGGTTTAGGTAACATAGGTCAAAACTTAAACAATCTAGTTAACAGTAAGTTAGGATTACCTGGTGTTCCTATTTCTGGATTTAGTCCTGGTGAATTAAGTTCAGGTACTCAAGTAGCCACAGTGATTCCTGGTGCAGTAGATGAAGATCCTATTCCACTAGGACTTTCCCCACCTTTTCCTAATGAATTACATGATTACGCCAGTTACAATTGTATTTGGACATTAAGTGCCCTAAGTAGAGCACATTTAAATTTTCCAAATGATAGTTACAGAAAAGGTATATTAGGTCCTATAATTTTAAAAAGTGCTAGCGGTAATCCAGATGATAGAATAGCATTGAGTCAATTTACACACTCGGCAAACCCAACAGGCAAGTATGATTACTTTATTGAAAATGTTCGTATAACAGGTATCACTGGATTAGATAAAAATACAGGGAATACTAACAGTACTGGAATAAGTTTTACAGTAATTGAACCTTATAGTATAGGATTATTTTTTCAAAGTTTACAAGTAGCCGCAGCACAGGTAAAGTATAAAAACTGGGTCGAGATGCCCGTGTTATTGACCTTAGAATTTATTGGTCACGAAAACCCAGTGTTTCAAAATTGGAAAAGTATTAGAACAAAATACTTCCCTTTAAAAATAGCCAATATACAAATGAGAGTTACAGAAAGAGGTAGCAGTTATGAATGTACTGCTATCCCTTGGAATGAACGTGCTTTTAGTAAACAAATTAGTACAATTAAAAATAATATTACTTGTACTGGTAGAACAGTTCAAGAAATGTTACAAAAAAATGGACCTAATAAAAGTAGAGCCTTACAAAGTGTTATAAATGATGCTCTAGCCAGTGCAGCCCTAGCAGCATCGCAAGGAAAAAACGAACCTATAATACCAGATAGAGTTTTGATTTTATTTCCTAATAATACTAAAACTGGTGACAATGGACTGCAAACAGATGATTCAAGTACGCCAACAGGGGCAACTACAAAGAGTCCTGGACCCAATAATCAAAATGATAGAGGTGTTGCTGAACGATTAGGTGTAGAACTTGATGGCATAAATTTTATTCAAAATACAAATGTTAATCCTATTGGTATGGCTGATATGGGATTTACTGATCAGAAAAAAGCAGAAGCAGTATTTGGCAAAGATAATGCTGTATGGGATCCTGATAAGAAAGTTTTTGTTAGGGGTGATATAACAATTAGTAGTAAAGAAGGACAGGCAACTTTTAAACAAGGTCAAAGTATACCTAATATTATTAATCAAATTATTCTAAGTAGTGATTATCCTAGACAAGCGTTAGACCCAGAGAACTTTGATGAAAAAGGGTTTATTAACTGGTGGAGAATAGATACACAAATGTATATGTTAGATGGAGAGTCTAACATGACACAAACAGGTAAGTATCCTATGCTTACTGTATATAGAGTTCTTCCACACAAAGTTCATCATAGCAAATTTGTGGCCACTGATCAACCTGCACAATCAGCACCAGTTAAAAAGACTGTGATTAAGAGTTATAATTACATTTATACCAGTAAAAATTTAGATATTTTAGATTTTCAAATTAATTTTAATACCAGTTTTTATACTAGTTTAGCAGCAGATAATGCCAAGTTCAACAAAGATATTCAAACTAGGAGCCAAACAGCCAGTGATGCTACAAAGAGCAAACCAGTTATTGAAGATGGAAGATTAACTAGTAAACGTATCAATGCTGAAGGTAAAGAGTACGATGCCAGTGAAGAATACAAATCAGGTAAACATGGAAACTTAAAAGTTGGCGATACAATGAGCCAAATAACACAAATTAGAAATGAGGAAATTAATATTGGTGCCAATCAAGGTGGTACTTCAGGTGAAGATCCAGGTAGATTGGCAGCAAGACAATTTCATAAAGCCATTAATCAATCAACAGACATGGTGACACTGACCATGAAAATACTTGGTGATCCTTTTTATATGGGTGATAGTGGTATGGGAAATTACACAGCACAAGCCACAGATGTAGAAGGAATGAACAGTGACTTTGCCATAAACTATCAACGTGGTGAAGTTTACATAGAAGTAAATTTTAAAAATCCTATAGATATAAATCATAGTGACGGTGTATTGGCTTACGAATTTCCTAAAGGCGATTACATTCCATCTTTTAGTGGATTGTATAAAGTAGCAAAGGTAGAAAGTACAATTGATCGAGGGCTTTTTACACAACAATTAGATTTATTACGTATGCCAAATCAAATGAAACAAGAAGGTCCAGCAGTTAAACCAACTACAGTGGCCACACAACAAACACAAGGATGGAAGCCTGGTGAAGATATTGCAGGAATACCTTATGGTGATGAAGATTCAGGGGAGTGGACCTAATGCCTGAAGAGTCACGTGCCCCGATAGAATCTAATAGCAGTGACCCTGGCCCGTTCTTGGCCAAGGTAGTAAGCCACCTTGACCCTAAATATATGGGCAGTCTTGAAGTACAATTGCTCAAACAGGTTGGTGATGCTCCCAAGGCCGAAGGTCAACTTTACATTGTAAAATATGCTAGCCCATTTTGGGGACAAACTGGTTTTGAATTTAATAACGAAGAAAATACCTACGACGGTACACAAAAAAGTTATGGCTTTTGGATGATACCACCAGATGTAGGCAGCACGGTACTTGTCATATTTGCTGAAGGAGATCCTAAACAAGGTTATTGGATAGCCTGTGTACAAGACTTGGACATGAATTTTATGACTCCAGGATATGCTACTACAAGTTTTAACGAAGATGGTGATGAGGAACGTGTACCTGTAGCAGAATATAATAAAAAAGTAGATCAACCTTTACCCAAAGATACTACCAAAGTTAAAAAACCCAAACACAAATATTTTGTAGACATATTAAAAGAACAAGGACTTATGCTGGATGACATACGTGGCTTAACAACCAGTAGCGCACGTAGAGAAGTTCCCAGTATGGTCTTTGGCATTAGTACACCAGGACCCGTAGATAAAGATGGTCCAACAGGTAAAGTAGGTAAAGCAGAACACGAAATTACTGGTGCTCCCATAAGCAGACTAGGTGGTTCAAGTTTTGTTATGGATGATGGTGATGACAAATTTGAACGCAAGACCAAGGCCAGTGAAGGTCCACCAGACTATGCCACCGTAGAAGATGGTGAGAAGGGTGACAATAAAATACCTCACAATGAACTCATACGCATACGCACACGTACTGGGCATCAAATTCTACTGCATAACAGCGAAGATTTAATTTATATAGGCAATGCTCGTGGTACATCTTGGATAGAACTGACCAGTGATGGCAAGATGGATATCTATTGTGAAGATAGTGTGAGCGTACATACTAAAAATGATTTTAACTTGTATGCTGACCGCGATATCAATATGGAAGCAGGGCGTAACTTTAACATAAAAGTTAAAGAAGAAATGCATACTCACGTATTAAAAGATCATGTCTTAATTGTAGATGAGAATCAAAAAATACACATTAAGATGAAGCGTGATGAAACCATAGAACAAGAACTTAAACAAAAAGTTGTAGGTAGAGTGGATGTATATCATAGCAATGCTTTTAGGCACTATGCCGCTGATTATTATGATATCAGTGTTGGTGGACACTTGTATATGACCAGTGGTGGTACTAATGAAACAAGAGCAGGCGGTAACATTATAGAAACTGCACCAAACATACATATGAATGGACCAGGTGCAGCGCAGGCCAGTGTGGCAGATGAAGCAGAACTACCTAAATTGCTTAAAACTCATAGCGTACCAGATCAAGAAGGTTCAGAATTATTTCAAACTATTATGCGTCGTGTGCCCATTAAGGAGCCTTGGCCACATCATGAAAACTTAGATCCTATGGAATTTAAGCCTGATAAAACTGATAGAGATCTTGAAGGAAGATATGAAGATAATAGCGAGTTTTTACTAAAACCAGAATATTTTAAGAAATATACTACTAAATTGGACACGTTTGCCAAGAACAAACGTGATTAAATAATGATATGGCCATACAAAGATTATATGAAAAATTAGTAGTTAAGGGCAATACCCCTAAGGATCTGCCACCACTACCTAGAACTTATAGAGGGTTTAGTACTATAAGTGAGGACAGTGAAAACTATAGTTTGTATGATCTAGGACTAATTAAACAGGATTTAATCAATCATTTTCACATAAGACAGGGCGAAAAACTCAGTGATCCCACATTTGGTACCATAATTTGGGACTGTATTTTTGAACCAATGACTGAAGATCTAAAGGAACTTATAGTAAAAGACGTAGAAAGAATTATAAACTTTGATCCAAGAGTTACAGCAAAAGATGTAGTAATAACAGCCTATGAATCAGGTATTCAAATTGAATGTGAACTTACTTATTTGCCCTATAACGTAAGTGAAGTACTACGCTTTAGATTTGATCAAAGTGCAGGGTTAACCAGTTAAACTAGCAGTTATTAGTTAACAATAAATATTAAGATGAGGATAATGTATGTCATCTACTGATAGACAAAATAGGTTACTGGTAGCCGAGGACTGGCGTAGAATATATCAAAGTTTCCGTAATGCAGACTTTCAAAGTTATGACTTTGAAAATTTGCGTAGGGTAATGATTGATTATCTTAGACAAAATTATCCAGAAGATTTTAATGATTATATAGAAAGCAGTGAATATCTAGCCCTAATAGATATGATTGCTTTTTTAGGACAAAGTATAGCATTCCGTGTTGACCTTAATGCTAGAGAAAACTTTTTAGAATTAGCAGAGCGCAGAGAAAGTATACTGCGTCTGGCACGTACTCTAAGTTACAATGCCAAACGTAATAAAGCAGCCAACGGATTACTTAAATGGCAAAGTGTTACAACTACACAAACTATAGTCGATAGTAATGGTAGAAATTTAGCAGGACAAGAAATACTGTGGAATGACCCCAGTAATAATGAATGGTATGATCAATTTATACGTGTGATTAATGCTGCTATGCCTATTACAGCACAATTTGGCAGTCCAAATAACAAGGCTGTAGTCTATAGTATACCAACTGAACAATATCGTTTACAAACTACTGGTGGAACTATTCCTGTATTTGGATTTAACAAAATCATAGATGGTAGAAGTATGAATTTTGAAATCACTAGCACTATGATCAAGGATGGTAAAGATATTGTAGAAGACCCTCCTATTAGTGGTAACAATCTCAGTTTCATTTATAGAGATGATGGTAGAGGTGCTGCCAGTAATGCTAATGGATTTTTTAGTCATTTTAGACAAGGTACTCTACAAACAGGTACATTTACTATATCACAACCAAGTACAAATGAAATTATTGATATTGATGCTATAAACATTAATGATACTGATGTATGGTTATACAAAGTAGACTCAAGAGGCATAGAAAATGAGTACTGGATACAAGTACCTAACTTTGAAGCCAATAATGTAATCTATAATAGTTTAGATAAAAATTTAAGAAATATATACAGCGTAGTAACTAGAGTTAATGATAGAATTAGCATTGCATTTAGTGATGGAACATTTGGTAGTTTACCATTAGGTAATTTTAGAATATATTATAGAACTAGCAACGCATTAAGTTATACAATTAATCCAAAAGATATGCGTAGCGTTAGTGTAGAAATTCCTTATTATTCAAATACAGGTCAAATTGAATTACTAAGCATTACAATGAATTTACAAAATTCAATTAGTAATAGTTCTGGACCAGAAAGCAATGAACAAATTAAATTAAAAGCACCTAGTACATATTATACTCAAAATAGAATGATTACAGCAGAGGATTATAATCTTAGTCCGCTTAGTGTAGATCAAGATGTACTTAAGGTCAAAGCAATTAATCGTAGTAGTAGTGGTATTAGTAGATATTTTGACCTAATTGACCCAACAGGAAAATACAGTAGTACAAATTTATTTTCAGATGATGGTGTAATATATAAAGAAGAATACGAAGATACAGACAAATTTAGTTATAGTACTACAGTTGATATTGAAGGAATAATTACAAATCAAATATTACCATCATTAAAAGATATTAATATACGCAATTTTTTCTATGATAAGTTTAGTAGAATACGTATTGGTAGTGATCTAACTTATAAATGGGTACAAAAAACGTCCAGTACAAACGAATCAACAGGTTATCTTGTAGATGCCAGTGATGAAATAGTTGGTTATGATGTAACTACAATTTTAAGAAATTTAGAAGTTGGCGCTTTATTAAAATTTGTAGCACCAACAGGCAAGTACTTTATTAAAAATATGGGTAATAAGTTAGAATTAACCAGTGAAAATACACCATATGCCAGTGATTATGTTTGGGCCAAAGTTGTAAGTATAAGTGAAAATGGTGCTGTGACAGAGTTAGATGATGGTAGTGGTCCTATTACTCTTAGTGCTGAAATACCTTCAACAAGTTTATTAAATCAAATTATACCTAGTTGGAGAACTAGTTTAGAATCTAATATAGTTACTACTATGGTAAATTTAATATTTTCCAACAAACCTTTTGGATTAAGATATGATATCACAACAAAAACATGGAAAATTATATTTGAACTTGATTTAAATGTTAGCAGTAATTTTAATGTAGGTAAAGCAGGGGATACAACTAATCAAAAGTTAGATGCAAGTTGGTTGCTATTATTTACTGTAGATACAGACGTAGGCTTTTATACAGTAAAATCTAGGAAACTCAGATACGTATTCGAAAGTGAAAAGAAAATTAGGTTTTATTTCGACAGTTCTAATAGAGTTTTTGATACTAGATCAAATACAGTCATTAAAGATTTAGTTAAAATTCTAGGAATTAACACAAGACCAAATGCTATTATACCTTTTAATTATGATTTAGAATGGGAAATAACTAACGAGTTTATTGGCACAGATGGTTATATAGATACTAAAAAAATAGAATTAAGTTTTAGTGACACTAATGATGACGGTGTTGTAGATGATCCAGATATATTTGATTTAGTTACAATTCCTTATTATACTACTTGGGATATTAGTGTAACTTATAAATTAAATGAATTTGTAACCTACAACAATAACATTTATAAATCTTTAGCCAACAACAATTTAGGTTATACGCCTAATACCTTAAACAGTGTAGATAAATGGCAAATATTCTATGGCAATTATATTGTGCTTGAAAAATATGAAACACAAACAGGTCAATTTGATTATAGATATGTACAAAACTTAAAAACAGACTTAACACCTTTAGTTATTATAGTTGGATCAATAAACACTGTAAGCACTGGTGTTGATTCACAATATTATTATTTTATTGATATTAATTCAGTGGCACGTTGGAGTGATAGTGAAGGCAGATTCATTTTTAATTTAGACTATAAAGTATTTTTAGGTAGATCTATTCTTAAATTTCAATATGTACATAGTGCAGATTATGAAACACGTATTGATCCTGGACAAATTAATATAATTGACCTATATGTATTAACTAGAAATTATGATCTTGAGTTTAGAAGATGGTTAGCAGGTGCTTTAGATACAGAACCTATGCCACCTAGCAGTGATCAATTAAACATTACAATGTCACCGTTCCTAAATCCAATTAAGGCAATGAGTGATGAAGTAATTTATCATTCAGTAAAATACAAAGTTCTATTTGGTCCCAAAGCCAGTTCAAATCTACGTGCTATATTTAAAATTATTAAAAATCCTGAACAAACAATTAGCGATAACGAAATTAAAAGTAGAGTACTTGCAGCCATAAATGAATTTTTTACTGTAGAAAATTGGGATTTTGGAGATAGTTTTTATTTTAGTGAGTTGGTTGCATATGTTATGAATAGAACAGCACCATATTTGGTTAATATTGTTATAGTACCAAGACAAAACAATCTGTATTTTGGTAGTTTATTTGAAATTAAGAGCGAGAGTGATCAGATTTTTATTAATGGTGCTACCAGTGATGACATTGAAGTAATAGATGCGCTAACAGCAAGTCAATTAAACGCACAAGGTATGATTGCTGATACATCTAATATTGTAAGTCAACAACGTATTATCAGCGGATTAGGAAACTACTAATGGCAGATCAAGAAGAATTAGGCGTTCCATTAGACAGCAACGAGAAAAGAAAATCTGAAAAGTTTATTCCAAGATTTTTTAGAAGTGACTCTAATAAAAAGTTTCTTGCAAGTACTGTTGATACTCTAATACAAAATGGTACCGTAAGACGTCTTAATGGTTATATTGGTAGGCAAAATGCAAAATCTGTTACAGCAAATGATGTATTTTTAGAAGCACCGCTTAAAGATAGACAAAATTATCAACTAGAACCCAGTTTAATCTGTGAAGATAAACTAGGCAATGTAAGTTATTTTAAAGATTACATAGATTATATTAACATTATTAATGTTTTAGGTGGTGATGCAACTAATCATCAAAAACTAAATCAACAGGAATTTTATAGTTGGGAACCACATATTGATTGGGATAAAGTTGTTAACTATCTACAATATTATTGGTTACCTTTTGGTCCAGAAACAATACCAGTTAGTGGAACTAAAGTACTTAATACAGTTAGCACATACACAGTAACTACAGTAGACGAAGGTGATAACTTTGCTTATTTGTTTAGTCCTGATGGATTAACTAGAAATCCTATAATAAAATTGTACAGAGGTGAAACATACAAGTTTGATATTAGAGCACTAAATGATCCTTTTAGTATTAAAACTGAAAGAGTTACTGGAACAGAATATAGATATACTGATGGTGTAGATAAATCAGCAGTTAAACAAGATATATTAACATTTACAGTTCCATTTGATGCACCTGATGTATTATACTATGTTAGTGAAAATAATGTAGATACTAGTGGTATTATTAAAATATTTGATATTATTGAAAATACTAAAATCAATGTTGAAGAAGAAGTTATCGGTAAGAAAAACTTTACACTAGCCAATGGCATAACACTTACTAACGGAATGAAAATACGTTTTGTAGGTCAAGTTATACCAAAAAGTTATGAAGATGAAGTATTTTATGTTGAGGGTGTAGGAGAATCTATACAGTTAGTTAACGAACGTACACTGGAAATTGCAGCAACTTATACTGAAAATTACAATGTTAATTATGATGGTAGCGGATTTGATCAACTTGCATTCAACAATGTAAATTATGCAGCACTTAAAAAAGATTACATAACAATTAATAGATCAAGTAGAGATAGAAATCATTGGAGTAGATATAATAGATGGTTTCATCAAGATGTAATCGTTAAGACTGCACAAATATTAGGCAATCAACCAGTATTTGATCAAAGTCAACGTGCAATAAGACCTATTATTGAATTTAAACCAAACATAAGATTATTTAATTTTGGAAATTATTCTAAGAAAAATGTAGACCTAATTGATAATTCTACATTAGATGCGTTTAGTATAGTAGAAGGAGCATTAGGTTATTATGTTGATGGTGTTGAATTAGTTAATGGACATAGAGTTATTTTTAATGCTGATACAGATATTTTAGTAAAAAACAAAATATACAAAGTAGAATTCGTTAATTTATACGATGAATCTACAGGACAAGAAACACGCCGCATACATTTAGCAGAAGAGCCTGACTCAAATCCTGTATTAGATGAAACTGTGTTAGTTATGTTAGGTAACGAATATACAGGGCAAATGTTTTGGTTTAATGGTGAAAATTGGGTTTTTGCACAAGAAAAAACAGGATTAAATCAATGTCCTTTATTTGATTTATTTGATGATGAAGGAGTTAGTTTAAGTGATACTTCAAAATATGAAGGATCTAATTTTAAAGGCAATAAACTATTTTCCTATAAACAAAATATAGGAACTGCGGATAAAGAATTAGGATTTGCGCTAACATACAAAAATATTAATAATATAGGTGATATTCTTTTTGAATTTAATTTAACAAATGATGTTTTTAGTTACAAATATGAAACTGATATTAAAGAAGAATCTACAGATAACAAGTTCCTCAAAGTATATTCTAATGTGGGAGAAGAAAGATTAGTTAATGGTTGGACACATTGTAATGTGCAAAATGTACAACCTATAGTAAGAATTTTTAAGCAAGAATACACAACAATTAGCAATACTAAAAAACAAATTCTAAATAATTTTCCTGTAGATGTTTATGATGATAAGGATGATTTAGCAGATTTAGTTGTAAAAGTTTACATAAATGGTATTAGATTAGATAAAAATAAATTCAATATAATATACGGATCTAATTATCCAGTTGTGGAATTGGATAATGATATTGGCGAAAATGACATATTAACATTAAGATGTTATGCTAAACAAGTTAAAAATCAAAATGGTTATTACGAGTTTCCAATAAACTTTCAAAATAATCCAGAAAATAATAATATTAAAAACTTTACACTAGGTGAAATTATTGATCATGTAGATAGTATTGTAGATAATTTACCTATATTTGAAGGTGTGTATCCAGGTACAAGTAACTTACGTGATATAAGCAATCTAAGTACATTTGGTACTAAATTTGTACAACATAGTGGTAGTATTAATCTTGCTTTGTATCATTTAACTAGTAAAAATGCCAACATAATAAATGCAATAGATAAAGCACGAGATGATTATGGTAAATTCAAACGTGCCTTTATCTACAATACAAATATAGTTGAACAAGGAATGTCAACTAAATTGGCTGTAGACTTAGTTTTACAAAAAGTAAATGAAGGTAAACCTAAACAAAGTCCCTATTACTTTAGTGATATGTTGGGCTATGGTGCTTGTACAAGATTTGATTTTATAGTAAAAGATTCTAAAACTAGAAAATATCCTCTTACAAATGTATTTTCATTAAAAGAACTATCTCCAAAATGTATTAATGTATACTTAAATGACATACAATTACTACATGAAATAGATTATGTGTTTACTAATGATGGATTTTTAGATATAATTAAATCTAAACAAGAAAATGATACAATTAGTGTATACGAGTATGAAAAAACTGATGGATGCTTTATACCACCAACTCCAACTAGTTTAGGCTTGTATCCTAAATACCAACCAAAAATATATATTGACACTACGCTTATTGAACCTCAACCAGTAATACAAGGTCATGATGGCAGTATAATTTTAGCATTTGGTGATTTTAGAGATGATCTTATACTAGAATTAGAAAAAAGAATTTTTAATAACATAAAATGTTCTTATGATCCTAAGATTTTTGACATTTATGATTATATTCCTGGAGCAAATAGAACTACGACCTATAGTTTAGATGAATTTAACAAAATACTAGCCCCAAACTTTTTTAAATGGACTAGTTTAATTGATGTTGACTTTACTAAATCCTTATTGTTTTTAAGTAATAATGCATTTACCTACAACTATAGTGATATCAGTAGTTTTGATAATACAAAATTATTAGGATTTTGGCGTGGTATATACAAATGGTATTTTGACACAGATCGTGTGCATATTTGTCCTTGGGAAAGTTTAGGTTTTACTATAGAACCTAAATGGTGGCAAAGTGTTTATGGTCCGCCGCCATATACCAGTAATAATCTAATACTTTGGAATGACCTTAAAGATGGTATTATAAGAGAACCTAATAAGCCTATAATAGTACATCCTAAATTTATTAGACCTGTATTTGAAAATATCCCAGTAAATGAACTAGGACAATTAGTTGATCCTGTAGCAGCAAATCTTGCTACAGGATTGTTTAATGTAAAAACTGATAAAGGATATGTGTTTGGAGATCAAGGTCCAGTTGAAAATACTTGGCGCCGTAGCAGTTACTATCCATTCAGTTTAATTAAAACTATATTACTAATGAGTCCTAATAGAGCATTTGCTACTCTATTTGATAGATCTAGAATTATTAGAAATAGTTCTAATCAACTTGTATATGCATCAACTGGACTTAGAATTAAATTTAAAGATATTGTAACTACCAGTGTGTTTAGTGATACTAGACGTGTTCAAACATCGGGATTAGTTAATTATTTGATGGACTATTTGGTCAGTGATAACCTTATTAGTGTAAATGAATATAGATATGATTTACAAAATTTAACAAACAAACTTAGTCATAGACTTGGTGGCTTCACTAGTATTGATAAATTTAATTTAATCTTAGACAGTAAAAGTGCCAGTGCTACTTCTGGAGTATTTGTACCAAAAGAAAATTATAAATTATTTTTAAATTCTAGTACGCCAATTAAGAAATTATTCTATAGTGGCGTTATTATAACAAAACTATTGACACGATATGGGTTAGGATATGAAATAAAAGGATATAGTCAAACTGAGCCTTATTTTTATTATTATCCTTGGGGCAAACCTGGATATAATATTAATGTAGGTGGTATAAGTGAATCCTACATAACTTGGCAAAGTGGACAAAGATATCTTTCAGGTAATATTGTTAAAATTGACAATCAGTATTTTAGAGTTAAAGTAGCACATACTAGTAGTACAAGTCCTAGTTATGACTTACTATCAAAATTGCCAGCGTTACCAATGGTGGGTGGCAGAGATGCTAATCTACGTTCTTTGTTTACAAAAACACCAAAAATATTAAATTATGGAACTATATTAACCACTATTCAAGAAGTGGTTGATTTTTTACAGGGTTATGGAGAATACTTAAAAGATCAAGGATTTGAATTTGACGAATTTAATTCTACTTTAAAAACTGTAACTAACTGGGAAACAAGTATACGTGAATTTTTATTTTGGACCACTCAAAATTGGAGTTCAGGATCAGATACTTATGTAGAATGGGAGTCAAATACCAAATACGATGAAGGTGATATAGTTTATTATAACGGAGACTTTTTTAAGAGTACAAGAGATCATACCAGTAGCACATTTTTTGACGTTAATTTTTATGTCAAAATGGACAGTTTAAACACAGATGGTGCTGCTGCTATAAGTTTGAGTCCTGCTGCTTTAAAAATAAATCTAAAACTTGACTATTCTATTGTCGATGACCTAAGAGAAACTAATAACTTTTATGAAATATTTGCAGCAGATGGAACAAAATACGATCCGCAACTATTAAATTACGTTAGATATAATGATACATTTAGTTTATATCCAAAAAATGAAGTAGGTATATATGGTGCTGCAATTTATTTGGTACAAAAAGAGCATGTTCTTTTAATAGATAATACTAGTCAATTTAATGATATTATCTATAATTTAGAGACTGGTTATCGTCAAGAAAAGATCAAAATATCAGGATACAAAACAATAAATTGGAATGGTAGTTTTGATGCCCCTGGATTTATATATGATCAAGCCATAATAAAAGAGTGGACTCCATGGACTGATTATAGTTTAGGGGACATAGTTAAGTACAAAGAATTTTATTATACTGCTAATCAAGTTATTCCAGGTGTAGAAACTTTTGATGACAATAATTGGATTAAAATAGAAAACAAGCCTGAATCTAGACTATTACCTAATTGGGATTATAAAGCCTTACAATTTACAGACTTTTATGATTTAGACAGTGATAATTTTGATATAGATCAGCAACGTATAGCACAGCATTTAATTGGATATCAAAAAAGAAAATATTTAGAAAATATTATTAGAAATGATGTCAGTGAGTTTAAGTTCTATCAAGGTATGATCACTGAAAAAGGCACTATAAACTCATTGAATAAACTGTTTGATGTATTAAGCAGTAGTGAACAAGATAGTGTAGATTTTGTAGAAGAATGGGCTGTTCGTGTTGCTCAATATGGAGCCAGTGATGCTTTTGAGGAAATTGAGTTCAACTTAGATGAAGCATTATTTAGAATAGAACCTCAGGCTATAGAACTAGTACCAACTATAGATAACAGTATTACTGATTACATTATTAGGCAAACAAAAAATGATTTATATGTTAGACCTAGAAATTATGCAGACAATATTTGGCCTATTAATAATAATTACAGACCCTTCCTAAAAACTCCAGGATTTGTTAGGCTAGATCAAGTAAAAATCGCAGTAGATAAGAAAGATGATATAAAAAATTATACTACAGATCAATTATTACCTGGTGATTATATTTGGTGTGGGTTTGAAGTCAAAATTAACGAGTTTAAAGATGATTGGTCTGTGTACAGAGTAAATCATTTAGATGTTAATGTTGTAAATGCTGTTATTACTAATAATATTTTAAATATAACTTACAATATTAATCCAAAAATATCAGCGGGAGACTTAGTAGGATTTAGTTCAAGCCAATCTGCAATTAATAAGTTTTTTACTGTTAGTCAAGTAGATGGTAAAACTATAAAAATAAACGGACCTATAGTAGGCTTAATACTAAACACGTTAAACCTAACAAGTGTTAAAACTTATAAAATAGCACCATACAGATTTGAAAATATTGACAATCTTATTGTACCAAAATATCTAAACAAGGTAACAGAAACTAATCCTTATGGTGAAATAGTTTGGTTTAATAATAATTACAAACAGCAAATTTGGCAAAATATTCCTATATATGCACCCACTGAATTTAGTGATTCAATATTCGCAAACGGTTCTAGGTTTGGTAAGCAGGTATGTATAAGCAAAGATGGCACAGTGTTATTAGGCTCATCTAATAATGAAGTAAGAGTTTACAGAAAATTTAGTGATACTGTTTGGGTTAAAGATCAAGTTATAGAATTTTCAATAGCAACTAATTTTGGTAAATCCTTAGCAATATCTGAAGATAATGAATACATTGCTATAGGTTGTAATGTTAACAATAATGGTGTTGTAAGAATTTACAAATTAGACTTGGATGATGCTTATCAATTTGCTAATTCATTAATTAATCCGGAAGAAGTAAGTCTAGGAGTACCAATACAAGATCAATTTTATGGATACAAATTAAGATTTAGTAAAAATCTAACATCATATAGTTTATTTGTCAGTAGTACAAATGGTGTAAGCATTAGTGGTAAGATTTATATCTATAATAAAAATTCTGCTTGGGATATTTTTGATAGACTTGAACCCAGTGACTGTGATGAGGAACCCTATGCTTATGATTTTGATGTAAATGATAATGGAAGTATTCTTGTACTAAGTGCCTGTCTAAATGATGGTGGCAAAGTTTATGTATTTGAAAGAAAGTCAGACCATTATAATCGTCAACAAATTTTAGATTTACCAGGTAAAACTGAAAGATTTGGCTTTGCAATGAGTCTAAGTGCAACAGGACGATTATTGGCAGTGTCTAGTACCTATGAAACTATTGATTATACTAATCAAGGTCGTGTTAGAATATACCAAACACAAAATGCACTGGATGATTCCACAGTACCACCAGTAAATTATACATTATTACAAACAATAGATAATAGAAATGCCGAAGCAGATGAAGTGTTGGGTGAACAATACGGGTATTTCTTAAAGTTTGCTAATAATGAACGTACACTTGTTGTATTCAGTAAGTATGGTGATAGTTATAAGGATGCTCTAGTAGGTGAGGACTCAAGCAGAATTAATAGAGATAGTGGGCGTGTAGACATATATGATCAATACCTAACAAAGTTTATATTCTCAGAATCAATTCCAACAGATAAAAATACAGAAGAATATGGATTTAGTTTTGATGCTTGTGATAATCATGTAGTAATAGGTGCACCAAATGCACAGTTTGGTCAGTACAATTCAGGTAAGATTTATGTATACAATAAACCTAACAATGAATTTACTTGGAAATTATATTTAGAAGAACAACCAAAAATAGATATAAATGTATTTAAAAAAATATTTTTATACAATAAAAAAACTAGTAAATTAATATCCTATTTTGACATAATTGATCCAGTACAGGGTAAAATTGCAGGTGTTGCAGATGAAGAAATAAAGTATAAAACATACTATGATCCTGCTATCTATAATATTAAGGCTGCAAATACTAACCTAAAAGTTAATGTAGATAATGGTATGAACTGGTTAGAAAAACAAGTTGGAACTTTATGGTGGGATCTACGACGTGCTAAGTTCTTAGATAGCACAATGGGTAATACCACATTTAGGAATAGTACTTGGAACAGTCTATTCCCAACAAGTAGCATTGATATTTGTGAATGGGTAGAATCAAAATTTACACCAGATCAATGGGATCAATTGTCAGGCACCGAGGAAGGTTTTGCCAGAGGTATTAATGGTAATACACTATACGGTAATAAAGTTTACAGTCAAAAAAGAAAGTTTGATACTATAAGCAAAACTTATAGTAATTTATACTATTTTTGGGTTAAAAATAGAACTACTGTTCCTAATGTAAGTGGTAGAAAAACAAATATAATAGACATTATAGGTCAAATTACTGATCCTAAAAATTATGGTATAAAATTTATACAATTTTTAAGCCCAAATGCACTAGGTCTTGCCAATGCTAGTAATATTTTAGTTGATAAAGACATAGTTTTAAGCATTCAGTATTGGACAGTACCTGAAAAAGAAAAACTTTTAATCCATAATGAATGGAAAATTATTAATGAAAATGAAAAAACTGAATTACCTGTAGATATTGAAAGAAAATGGGTTGACAGTTTAATAGGTATAGATGAAAATGGGTATACAGTTCCAGACCTTACACTAAGTCCAAAACAGCGTTATGGGATTGAATTTAAGCCTAGACAAAGTATGTTTATTAATAGAATTGAGGCATTAAAACAATTCATTGAAAGATTTAACTATGAAGTTAAAGATATACAAATAGATAATATTGATCTCAGTGATTTACTTAAAAAAGATGAACCACCAAACATACTATTAGGTGAATATGACTATGCTATAGATACAGAAGAAGAACTAAAATTTATTACAGGTGAATCACATAGACAAGCAGTACTAACACCTATTATACTTAATGGTAGAATTATAGATGTACAAATTAATACTGCTGGCGCTAATTATAAAGTTGCTCCTATAATAAAAGTATCAGGAAACGGTACTGGTGCTATTATAAAAGCAACAATCAATAGTGCAGGATCTATTAATTCGGTCACGGTTAAAGAACCAGGTAAAGGGTACGATATTACAAGCACAAATCTTGTTGTTAGGCCATTAACTGTATTGGTAAGAACAAATAATCTTGGTGTATGGTCATTATTTGCCTACACATCTTCTAGTAAAACTTGGTTTAAAATTAAAAGCCAAGAATATGATGTAACTAAATTTTGGTATTATATTGATTGGTATAGTCTAGGTTATAATGAATTTAGTAGAGTTGATTATATTGTTAATGGTATATATGAACTATTTACATTAGAGGCGGAGATTGGCCAAACTGTAAAAGTTAAAAATACTGGCGGGGATTGGTTATTACTTGAAAAATATAGTGATATTGTCAGTATTGATTATACTAGAACCTATAAAGTAGTAGGTCGTCAAAATGGTAGTTTACAACTGAGCAATAAATTTTTCAATTTTACCGATAGTAGATTAGGTTTTGATGGATCTTTGTATGACTCTAATGTGTACGATGGTGTTGGAAGTATTGAATTACGCATAATTTTAAATAGTTTAAAAAATAAAATTTTAATTGATGATCGTAGAAAAATATATCTTAGACTGTTTTTTGTCACTGTAAAATATGTATTAACTGAGCAACTATTTGTAGATTGGGTTTTTAAGACTAGTTTTGTAAAGGCTCTACATAATGTTGGTCCATTACGTCAAAAAATAAACTATAATAATGATAGTTTGCCAGATTTTGAAAGTTATATTAAAGAAGTCAAACCATATAGAACTAAAATTAGAGAATTTACCAGTATCTATAATAATATAGAAAATAGCCAAAGTCTTGTAACAGATTTCGATCTTCCTTCTTACGTTGACAACTATAAAATTCAAACACTAAGTACATCATTTGATAATGAATTATATGTTAACAATACACGTATAGTTGAACAACAACCTTGGAAACAATGGAAAGATAATTTAGGATTTAGTGTAACAGAAATTGTTATTAGTGATTCAGGTGACGGGTACTTAACTATACCCAAAATCGAGTTTGAAGGTCCTTGCATAAGACCAGCCAAAGCCAAAGCCTATATAGTTAGAGGAAAATTAGTACAAATTGATATTTTAGATAGCGGAGAAGGATATTTTAATCCACCTAAAATAAAAATTAATAGCAATATAACTAAAGAAGGTAAAATAGCCAAAGCGCACAGCGTTATTGGAAATAATTTAATTAGATCAAATAAAATTGCTATGAAGTTTGATCGTTATCTCAAAGGTAAACTTAATGAAATTAACCCAATAACTGGTAAATTTAAATTTGAGGAAGACAATCCTTTAACTATAGAAGATACTTTTGCAGGAACTGGTAGTCAAAATACATTTACACTTAGGTATAAACCTAATCAAAAAGCAAATACAATCACAGTAAAAGTTAATCAACAAGAACTTATTGTTGGTACCTATACCATTGAACCTAAAACTAAACAGGATAAAGGTTTTACAGAACACTATGCTAACCTAGTTTTTGTAGACCCTCCTACTAGCGGTAGTGTAATAAGTATAAAATATCAAAAAGATTTTGTACATCTTAACGCATTAGAAAGAATCTACTACTATTATGATCCAGAATCTGGTATGATAGGTCGTGATTTTAATCAATTAATGACAGGCATAGACTACGGTGGTGTTAATGTTATAGGCGTTGGCTTTGAAAAACCTAATAGTTGGGATGATGGAATATACAGTTGGGCTGAAAAACCTTGGGACGCAGGTATACCTACTGATGATGAAATATATGATACTATCATAGACGCAGGTAATTTAAACACTAACAGTGCTTATAGAACTGCCAGCGGACTTAATGCAGATGATATTATAATTGATGGTGATGGATTTGTAACACCAACTACAAGTCCTGCACCAGAGGAAATGCTACCAGGACATGTTGTAGACAGTGTGGCTATTACAGTATTTGAAAGAAGTTTAACAACAAGTTCAGACATAGTATCAAACAATTATCTAGCAGACGGCACAGTTAGTTCATTTAAAATTAATCAATATCCTAATAATAAAAATGCTATAATTGTAAAGTTAGGAACCACAATACTTAAACCTAATGTTGATTATGACTTTGACTATGATAATCTTACAGTAATTACTAAGACTCCACCTCCTGCTGGAGTAATTGTTAGTATTACTGGGTTAGGATTTAACGGTGAGAATTTATTAGCCACTGATTATAGAATTATTACCAGTGAAACTACAGAAATTTACACAGATTTAGATTGGCAAGAAAATATTGTGGCTTATACATTAGTATCTGGTGATATCAGTAATAATATTCTATTTAAAACTGAAGGTGATAATGTAGTAAACAATAAAGTCGGCATAAGATTTCCAGTAATATTAAACCCTGGACAAGTTGTCAACTTTTCATTATTTTTAGGCAGTACTCTAAACCAAAGTCTTGTTAGTAGAGAATACTTAATTACTGATGGAACAAGCCTAAAATATTATTTGAAAAATCCTGTAGGTAAGAGAATACCTTTAGACCCAAATACATTGGTAAGAGTTGCTGACACTATTCTTAACACTATAGACGCTTTTAGATATACATTAACGAATAATAATTTAGTATACGATATTCCAGCAGGTAAAGCAGATATTGACACATATTCATTAAACGATTATGTTGTTTATATTGATGGTAAAAAAGCAGAATTAAGCATAGGTTATACATTAGACTTAATTAATTCTAAACTTAATATTCAAACTGCCTATTATAAGAACAATGCTGAAGTTATTGTTACTATTACTAAAGATGCTGACTATTTTATTGATACTGATAGTGGTGGAACTTACTTATTATTTAGGAATTTATACCCAGCAGGCACAGAAGTTGAAGTTATCAGTATGTACAATCATGATATTTTAGGTATTGAGAGAAAATATTATATAGTTGAACCAAAATTAAACAACTTTTTTAACAGTATCTACTATCTAAATCTTGTACAAATTAGTGCTGGTATATTTTCTTTTGACAGAGAAGTA